CCTACTCGAACTCTTTCGGGACTGTTACTACCGTCCCATGAGTCATCCCTAAATTTAGGTTCATTTGTCTCGTGGGTTGAAAGATACCCATGGGCCTGCTGAATATTTTCGTGAGCAACAGAGATGTGGTCTTGGACCCAACCAGGGAGCTGATCCATGGGCTGAAGAAGGTCGTGAATCTCGCCCGCCATCTTAATGAGCGATTGAAGTTTTGATTGGGCCATTCCACCCTCGCTATCTGACGGATCTTCTCCGTGAAGAAAGCGACGTGGGTCTTTCTCACCGACACCAAACGAGTCATAAGATTCTCTAATGAGTCGACGAAGTGCTGAAAGTCTCATTTTCATATTTTATTTACTCCAAAAAAAGAAAACCCCCTCGGAACTTTTGATTCGAGGAGGTTTGGACAAAACACAGGAGGAGATGAATTAGAACTGAAGTGTGCAGTTGTCGTAACGAATTGTTAGGGTAATATCGGCAGGTGTTCCGTTGTCATCATAGGTCACTTCACCAAAGTTTACTGATGTGCAGTATGCACCCTTGATGTCCCAGAGTTCAACAACTGTTCCAATTGGATCAAGGAGCTTAAGCTGAATATCGCGCTTATAGAAGTCAGCATAACCAGCACGACCTGAGACAGACTCATAGCATGTACGGACCCACTCCATCACCTGCTGAGCACCTGAGGGAGCAATTGGGTCATGAAGAACGACGTTCATTGGTTCAAATGTTACTTTTCCAGCAATATAGCGTGTTGCATTAATGAATGGAATCGGTACGTCTTCCGTTGTCATTGAAGGTCTTGAGGCGGACTTAACGATATAGGCGTCAATTCCTTCAACCATGAGGACCCATCGGTTCTTACGCTTTGGCTCGAACTTCTGTGGAAGCATCGACCCTACATCAAGTGTTTCAGTTGCCATGTGTCTATTCTCCTATGTCTATTAATTATTCTTCTGTCTCTTTTTTATCAAAACTTTTTGCTCATTCTAAATTGTCTTCCCCACATTTAAAATTAAACTGTCGTGGGGGCTGTCAATTGGGCTGTCGTGAACGGAGACCCCGGCCAAAAATTATCTCTCTTCTAAAAGGTTGTATTTATGGCCGGTAATTCTCATCATTTTTCTTGGTGGTCTCCGTTCATGAAGCAGAATTAAACTTGTTCACCACCGTTATTCGAGACAACGAAGTCAAGCGAGACAAACTCAATTGTCTTCGTGGGCTGAACAAAGATCTTTCCTCTGATCGTATTGTTCTCAACATCCTGCTGGGTTGTTGTCGAGGAGTCAATGACGACCCGGAATCTCTCAAGACCTGCAAGGGCCTGAATTCTCTGGAGTCTTGGTGTGACAGCCGCTGTAAACCGGGCAAGGGTTGTTGCACGATTAGGCTCAAAGATGATTGTCTGTGCAATCTCACGGACCTGGCGTCTGATCTCGATGAGGAGTCGTCTCACGTTGACTCTATTGAGGGCTGACTCTCCTGCCTGGAGAGTCTTTTGTCCCCAAACCGTGACAGCCTGGCCTGCCGACGGAGGAGTCAGAGGATTGATTCCTGCATCATAGAGAGAGTCAAGGTTTGACTTGCTCAGTGCAATCTTTGTCCGGACTGTCGATGATAGGGCTCCGCGGGTTACACCGGCAGGTGCAAACCATGGGTGTCCAAGTCTGTCATTCAGAGCCATTGCTCCAAGAACAACGACGGAGGGAGGAACTGTCACAGCCTCGCCGCTCGCCGGGTTATTGATGACAACGTCAGGGAAGTAAGCGGCGGCGAAGGAGTTGTCCATGTCTCTCTCGTCAAATGTCTCAATCGTTGCAGTGACAGAGACTCTCCGACCCTCTGCATCATCCTGATCACTCTCAGAGACATCGTAGGGGTCACCAACGGAATCAAGGGTCGTTGCCTTCTGCTCAATATCCATCAGATAGAGGGCGTCAAATCTGTCACGAACTGCATCAGCCGCATACTCTGTGATCGATGAGTTTCTCAGTCCAGGCATTGCAAGGAGCTGAATCTCACCGTTGACAGTATTCTTCATAATATCGACGGCCTTCTTGTATGCCATGAAGGTTGGGCCTTCAGTTCTTCCGCGGGCCTCATTGTTGATCTCTTCGGTCACGGCCTTGTTCGAAAGATTTGCAGTATCAATATTGAAGATATTGACACCATCAAATCCTCCCTGCATAAAGAATGTGAACTTTCCGTATCTCCGGTTCTTTGGAACCGAAAGATCGGCAAGCGTGAGGGGATTCAGATCGGCGGGGACGCTTCCGTCTCTTGAGTATCTTGCGGAGGCCCACTCTCTATAGTCAGCCTTTCCGGCAGAATCATGCTTCACCATGACCTTCTCAAGTGAGAATCCGTTATTGCAATAATCATCCCCCTCGGAGACCATGAAGTTAGCAATGTCAGTTCTGTGACTTGGGAAATGCTTTACAAAGGAGAGGAGTGATGCATCTCTAAAGTTATTTCCACGGGGTGGAACATTCAGGTTGTCAAGGTCTGTAATGTGCTCAAATTGTGCACCCCAATAGAGCCGGCTATTTACCTTGAGGCGAGGACCTTGACCCTCAACGATATTGACTCTCATTGGAAGGGGAGGAGTGACAGCTCCGGCCTCAGATTCACCACCAATATTTCCAAGGGTATTGACATGCCCAATCCCTCTGAATCCCATTGGAAGGGCCGATGGGTCAATCTCTCCACCGTCTACGGCCGGATCCATCTCAACTCGGATAATGTTTGACCCGGGAAGGTGATCAATCTCATCGACGAGCTTCTGCTCGGACTCAGGTCTGTCAAAGTCAAAGTATCTGTAGGAGTTGCCAATGACACGAGCAATATACTTGTCGCTTCTTGGATCAAGTGTCAGAGCCTTAAATGACTCAATGACCGAAGGCGTTCCGTCTGTATCATCCCAGTCTCTTACAAGAAGGTCAAATGTTCCGTATCCATCACCGATGTTTGGATTTCCCGGGACAATATTCTCAATTGAGAACTTGTACTTGTTCGAGATATTTGCACCATCATCAAGGGCGTGAAGTCTGAAGAGATTGGAGGCGGCTCCACCAAACTTTTGTGAGACAACCCAAGGTGAAACAGCATGGGCGAATCTGTCTCTAAAGTCTCTAAAGTCAGGTGTGCCCTCGTCACTAATTCCCTCGACAAGAAAAGTCCCTCCCTCCTCAACAGTTGCAAGGGCAGGATGAACATCCCAGTGTGCATAGAGGCAGTGGCCTAGCTCCTGAAGCTTAAGTGGGTCACTATTAAGAATGCGAGCAAAATATCCTTCATCTGTCACATCAAAAGAGAGGGAATAAGAGGGTTTGACGTCTCCAATAACACCATCAAGGAACAGTACATTTGTTGATGAATTAATAGAGGCAGTAACCCCGTTTGGTGTCATGATGACGCCCATAACAACGGGATGGGAGTGCGAATGGGCTGTATCCATTGGAATTAATGTCTCTGCAAAAGAGCTGTCACTATTATTTGGAACCAGGACAGTCCTTGTCTCATCTTTAAAATCAGATAAAGTCACGGGAGACGCCAAAGGAGCTAAAGTATGGCTTACCCACTGTTGTTCTAGTGCCCAAGACTTTAACTTTGACGCATTGACCCATAGGACAAGTTCGTTTGAGCCCCCAGGATAAGACACGGCGACAGGTGCACCTACAAGAGTAATGAAGCTAGCAAGCGGTCCGCTTGTATGGTTGTATTGTCCTGCTGCAACAATCTGTGAAATTTTTACACCGCCTTGGCCTTTGTTGCATCTAATGACAAAGTTACCAATTGCATTTTCGTTTCCACCATTGGAAGCCGATCCATTTCCCTCCGCACCGCCCGGGCCATCAGGGCCTGCTTCAAACGTGTCATCACCCCCTAAGTCAAATTTCCATATAGGTTCAAAAACAGGTGTTGTTGTCAAGAGATGACTTGATACAGCCTTAATCGAAAGAATTGTATCACCCGTCTCCGCAAGAAAATCGGATCCAATTACATCTTTGTGCAACTGTGAAGAGTATTTAAAAGTATTTTTATAGATACTGTAGACTTTTGATGAATCTGCATCGCCCTTAACCCAAACCCCATTGGCACTCGAGTCTCCAACGACATCCCAGTCATCAGCCGACTTGCTAATTCCTGCGGATGAAAGATAGCTTGACTCAACGGTCTCGATTAGGTTTGCACCAATGAAATAGGTGCTTCCGGAGGGGACAGGATCGGAAGTATTTGTTGCATATGGGTTTAGGCCAAAATCGCCGCCCTCGACAGGAAGTTGGTCTCCCACATAGAATCCAGCGGAGGTGACCGTTCCGTCCTCTCCCCTCTCCTCACCCTTTCCGGCCCCGAGGACTCGAAGGTAAGTTGCGGCTCTCCCGCCTGAGTTGTTCATCCACTCATTTACGGCAAGCGGTCCAAATCGCTTCCCCTCGTAAGACCCGAACTTAAGTCTGAAAGACTCATTCGACCCAACCGTGACGGGGACGAATGCAGGACCCTTCTCAGCCGTTCCAATGACACCGGCGGGGATGCCGGTGGGCGGAGGAGTTCCAACGGGACCCGTTACCTCAAATTCTCTTAGCGTTACGCCTGCGCTTCCTTGACCGTTTGCCATATTTTTGTGCTCCTACTTAGAGACTAATTATATTGAAAATTCAAATTACACGAACTCAACACCACCATTCGTCACAATAAAGTCAATTGCAATGAACTCGATGACCCGGGTTGGAACGACAACGATTCGGCCGTTGATTCGATTTGCATCAATATCGGCTCTTGAGTTATTCGTCTCGTTCATGACAACCTGGAATGACTCAACTCCTGCAGCAGCCTGAATGAGGGCGAGTCGGATTGATGTATCAGCAACAAATCTATTTCGAACATCGGGTGTATTCTGTTCAAAGACCAGGTTCTGGGCAATGCCCTTCACAATTCTCTTCACCTCGAGGAGGAGTCGACGTACATTGACTCTGTCAAGGGATGACTTCTTTACCTGCAGAGTCTTCTGTCCGTAAATGACAAAGCCAAGGCGGGGGAATGTTGCAATTGGATTGATTCGTGCCTCATAGAGAGAGTCTCTCTCGGAGACATTGAGTCGGACAGGTACGTTTGTGACAAAGTCAAGAGCGGCACGATTGAAACCTGCAGGGGCAAACCATGGATATGCAACTCGGTCGTTGAAGGCAAGAGCACCGAGTGCAGCGACCGAGGCGGGAACTCGAACTCTTCTTCTGTTTGCCGCGTCATCAAGGACAACATCAGGATAGTAGACTGCAACATAATTGTTGTCAATCTTACGGGCCTCAAATTCCTCAATTGTGTTTGCAATATTGGGCTTCAATCCGCTTTCATCGTCAAAGAGTCTTGCAGTATTTCCGTCCTTGTAGGAGGGAATATCCATCAGATAAAGGGCAAGACCATAGTCAGCGACGAGGTCAGCAACATAGTCTGTTACAAGTGACTCTCTAATGCCAGGAAGGGCAAGAAGATTGACGGATGAAATGGCAGGCTCTGTCATAATTCTTGCGGCTGTCTTATAAGCACTAACTGCAAAGTTATCGAGCTCAGAGCCGGGGAGAGAATATCCAAATCCAGGTGTCACATAGTCAACATGGGCGCAACCACCCACCTCAATTGAGGTTGCTCTATCACCCATTCTCCGCTCATTCTTGTTCAGGATGTTTAGGCCGTCCCAACCCCCGCCGGCAAAAGTTGTAAACTTTGCAAACTGTGAGAACTTGTTAAAAGTGACGGGACCAAACTTTGAAAGAATTGTTGCAAGTGTAATTCTGTTGACATCAGGTCCAGGTTGCTCCGGATTGCTGTGGTTGGCACTTGCAGGAGCAAGAATTGTAAAATTAACAGGATCAGGAGTACCTGTCCTTAAATAGGCAGACTCTCTCATGTACTGAGTTGGTGTCTTACTTGTCAATTTTTCGTCTAAGGTGTTTTCAACAGAAAGTGCAACCCTTGCAAGAGTAAAGTCTTCAGTCGCTGACATGAGCCCAAGGAGAGGGTTTCCAAGGAACTTTGAATAGGACTGCAAGAGCCCATTCTTTTCACTCCCAATATTTGGGTTTGTGATATTTGAGTCACGCTCAAACTTAACACCCCAGTAGAGTGACGAGAGGGTCGACTCATTAAGGACTGCGGCACCTTCCCATACAGGGTATTGATTATTAGTTGGGCTCTTTGTAACCTTAAATCTAAAGGGAAGGGGTGGCATCTCGGCTCCAGCAAAAATTTTCGACCCATTAAGAACCTGAACACCTCTGAAACCGAAGGGCATCGCGGAGGCAGGCACCAGACCCGCCTCCAGGTCGGAATGAACGATGACCCTAATATAGTTGGATCTATTTGAATATTTTCCGGTAGTGACAACTCGGCGCTCAGGCTCGTCTGTCGCATCAAAGTCAAAAGTGGACTTTAGGTCGCCAATGAGGCGCCCAATATAGTTCGGAGAACTAGGATTAAGTGTGCATCCGCTAAATGACTCGAGGAACTTTGTATTTGCATCAGTATCAGACCAATCTCTCACCTGAACTGTAAAAGTTGGATATGGATCGGCATCGTCAACAGAGGCACGAAGATCGGCAATTGAGATCTTCCACTGTGCATTTCCAACCTCGCCATCATCAAGGGACTCAAATCTGAAGAGGTCAAATGACTCAGAGCCAAAGAGCTGAGATGTGAACCAGGGGGTCGAAGCGGATCTATAACGAACATCAAATGACCCAAAAGCCTGAGC